GGTATTAGAAAGTCAATTTGATCATGCTTTACTGGTTGCAGAAGATGATCCTGAATTGTCGACATACAAGTTACTCGAATTAAAGAACTTGGCCAAGTTAACAATCCTTCCAAGACTGGGATGTGAAGGTTTAGCAGATATGCTTTACAAGTATGTTAATGGTGTGTATATTCCCGATATGTGGGGACAGGGCGAAGCAGATAGACTATGGTGCTATAGAGTTGAGGTTAGAGAAACACAAAGCAATATGGCGTTTAGAGAAGGTCACAGAGAAGACGGAGAGGATTTATTCGCATGAATGACAAAATAGCAGAAGCATTGGGAATATTACAGGAAGAATGTGCCGAAGTTATACAAGAAGTCAGTAAGATACGTAGGTTTGGCCTAGATGAAGTAAGTCATCATACCAATGTCAGTCACAGGGCTACATTGGAAATGGAAGTTGGTGATTTATTATGCTTAGTGGACTACTTGATAGAAAAGCAAATCCTTGATCCTACTCAATTAGGATTAGCTAAACGCAACAAACAAGCAAAATTAAAGAAATGGTCAAAGATATATGAGTAAATTAAAAGTAGCAGAATTATTTTATAGTGTACAGGGCGAGGGAAGATACATGGGTGTTCCTAGTGTATTTTTACGTGTGTTTGGTTGCAATTTTAAATGTGCTGGATTTGGCATGCCGCGAGGAGAAACAAGTGAAGAATATATTAAAATCAATCCTGATGACTACACAGATTATAAAGCGTTGCCTTTGGTATCTACTGGATGTGATAGTTATGCTAGTTGGGATCCTAGGTTTAAGCATCTTAGTCCCGTGCTTGATACTGATACGATTGCCAATCAGATTATGGACATACTACCTCACAAGGGGTGGGAAGACGAACATCTAGTCATTACCGGCGGTGAACCCTTACTGGGATGGCAACGTCAATATCCTGATTTATTAGATCATCCTGATATGACTGGGCTAAAAGAAATTACATTTGAAACAAATGGTACACAAAAACTCTCAGATGATTTTAAGAAGTATTTGTTTAAATGGCGTAATCAAAATAAACAACGTGAAGTTACTTTTAGTGTGAGTGCAAAACTTCCTGCAAGTGGTGAGTCATGGGAAGAAGCAATACAACCTAAAATTGTATGTGAATACGAATGGTTTGGTACTGCATACTTGAAGTTTGTGGTAGCTACAGAACAGGATATTTTAGATGCAGAACGTGCAGTAAAAGCATATCGTGACGCTGGCTTTGTCGGACATGTATACTTGATGCCTGTAGGTGGCGTAGAAAGTGTTTACAATTTAAATGCAAAGAATGTAGCTCTTGCAGCAATGCAACGTGGATGGCGTTATAGTGACAGGCTTCAAGTTCCACTTTTTAAGAACGCATGGTCTACGTAATTAAATTCCCCATTTATCATTAAATAGCATACAAACCTATGACCCAGAAATGATTCACCCGGTAGTAAAGATACCAATGAAAGATTTATACGAGAAGACTTTGATGTACAAAGATAAAATAAGAGATGCAGGATACAATTTAATAATAGAGTGGGGCACTTAATTGCCACTAGATATACTCAGTGACCTAGATCATTTTTATTATCGTGCTCAGTGGAAGCTGAAGTTTGCACTATGGCCCAGGCGTTGTGCAAGATCAGGTCGTAGTATATTTTTTGAAAGAGCTTATCAAGGCACTGCTATGTACACTGGTCCTGATGAACCTATATACGAACATCATTGGCACAGCGGTGAAGAACATTTATTATGGTTGTTAACACGACCCGTTAAATAAAATAAAGGACAAATATGGCAACAAGAAAACCTAAAGCAGAGCCCGCAGTTAAAAAGCCTGCGGCCAAAAAGACAGTTAAAAAGCCTGCGGTAGTTGAAAAGACTGCCAAGGAACTTGCAACAGAGGCAGGTGAACCCTGGGTTAGTGTAATCCAAGTAGAACTAGATCCGGACAATATTGGTAATGGTGCATTTGAATTAGATTGGAATGATAAATTTATCACTAAACTAGTTCGTGCAGGATACCAAAGTAAACCCGGAGAAGACGAAGGCATCATAGTAGATCGTTGGTTCCAGGAAGTATGTCGCAACGTTGTGGCGGAAAACTACGAGCAATGGGAAGCCAATCAACCAGTAGACGCCCGTCCTAGAGTAATAGACAAGCGTGATGTTGGTAACGGGCGCACAGAGGCAAGTTAATGGACGGGCTACCTATACCAAAAACGTTAATCTTTTATCAATTGATTAAGATGACAACTAAAGGTGGTATTAATTTACACTGTACCGGCGTTACTCCCCCCAGTGGTTATATAGGGTCCGGATTTTATCGAACTCGAGACGAGGCCGAACATAATCGTACTTTAGAAACCCTTAAAGAACAAGATGGTGCCACATACCATGTGTTTGAAGTCTCATTCCCCAATCCTATATATAAAGAATGCTAATCTATGTCAATGGCGATAGTCATAGTGCTGCCGCAGAAGCAGTTAACTCATATGCGTTTGCAAACGATGATCCGTTATTGTGGAGTATGGGGCGCAGACCGCACCCCGACAACGAACGTGTGAGTTATGGGTGTCATATAGCAAATAAGTTAGGTGCCATACTACATTGTGATGCAGAAAGTGCTAGTAGTAACAGTAGAATATACCGCACTACACAGGATTACTTACGTGACTACGGTAACCCAGATTTACTTTTAATTGGATGGAGTACGTGGGAACGTGAGGAATGGTGGGATGATGGAACTAATAAATTCTGGCAAATCAATGCCGGAGGTATTGGTGAAGATTGGCCACAAGCCATCAAGGATCGATATAAAAATTGGGCTCTAAAATTAAACTACCAAGCAGAAATCAACAAAGCACACAGGGCTATATATAATTTTCATCGTAAATTATTGAATGACGGTGTGGTACATTACTTCTTTACCTGCTTTGAACCGTTCAACAATGTTGAAAAATTGGACTGGGATGAGTGCTACTTAGAACCGTATGATAAAGACTACACTTACTACAATTGGTGTAAGAATCAAGGGTTTAAAACGGTAAATTCCAATAGTTACCATTTTGGCGCAGATGCTCATGAGGCATGGGCTGAGTTTTTATATCCCAAAATTGTCCAAAGTTGCTTGACACGGAATGGATAATATGCTATTATAATGACATGAAATACCTAATTGTAGACGCAGCTAATACTTTCTTTCGTGCAAGACACTCAGCCAGTCGCCAAGCAGACACTTGGGATAGATTGGGTTTCGCCGCGCATGTCACACTAAACTCAATTGCCAAAGCATATCGAGAACAAAAGGCAGATCATGTCGTGATCTGTTTGGAGGGACGCAGCTGGCGCAAGGACTTTTATGCCCCGTACAAAGCAAACCGTGCAGTTAAAAGAGCCGCGGCCACAGAAGCCGAACAAGAAGAAGATAAACTATTTTGGGAAACTTTTGACGAACTCAAAACGTTCTTTACAGAAAAGTCCAATTGTACTGTTCTCCGGCACGAAGCATTGGAAGCAGATGACTTGGTGGCAGGATGGATACAAGCACACCCTGCAGATTCGCATGTAATTGTCAGCAGTGACACAGACTTTTATCAGTTACTGGCAGAAAATGTTGTGCAATATAATGGCATTAGTGATGAGTTACACACACTAAATGGTATCTTAGATAAAAAAGGCAAATTGGTTATTGACAAGAAAACTAAAGAGCCTAAAAAGATTCCCGATCCCAAGTGGATACTGTTTGAAAAATGTATGCGTGGCGACCCCACAGACAATGTGTTCAGTGCTTATCCAGGTGTACGCACCCAGGGCACTAAGAACAAAGTTGGCTTAATGGAAGCATTTGACGATAGAAATAGTAAAGGATTTGCGTGGAACAATCTCATGCTTCAACGTTGGACTGACCATAATGGTGTCGAACACAAAGTCCTAGATGACTATCATCGTAATGTAACTATTGTGGACTTGACTGCACAACCTGATGATGTTAAACTAAACATCACAAAGACTATTACAGACAATAGTGTTGTAAAAAATATACCACAAATTGGCACAAAGTTTTTAAAGTTCTGTGGCAAGTACGATTTGAAACGTATCAGTGACAACATACAAGGTTACGTGGACTTTTTATCAGCAAGTTATCCGGAGAAAACATGATTACATTAAAGCAATGGCTAGAGCTGGCTAATTACAGAATTAGCGAAGGCGAAAAGTATATGTGGGACTGTTACGGCGAAGATACATTTATGTTAACCAGCTGGAATGGCATACATGGCAAAGGTGGTTATAGCACCGACATTACCTTTGATACAAAGACACAAGTGGTATTTGAGGTTTGTGTTTACGATTATACTAACGATCGTGCTTATAGAATGATCAATCCCCGGTATGCAATGGCACATACTGAAGAAGCCAAGACACGTGGTGTTGACATGAATACTGCTTGGGACGGTGTTGACTATATAGAACTAGACGTTGAAGAAGACTTTGTTGAAAAAGCCACTGCTATTTTATCAGGCCAAGATTACGACACACGAGTTATGATACAATTAGAACTTGACAGTGAGCTAGAGATGGAAATTTATCGTAATGCACATCGACTAGATATGACTGTGAACGAATACATACAAATGGCACTAGTAGAATTGATTAAGGCCCGAGCTCCGGAACTATTGGAGACTGTGGATGCTTAATGGGTTAACAGGAAGTCAATACATCAATACCTCGGGCGGTGAAGTCACTGGCGGCCCATACATCAATGCCGAAACCCCAGTACCTGCCTTAGCCAAAGGTGCAGTGAGATTCAATAACGCCCGCTTTGAAACATGGGATGGACGTTATTGGACCCAGGTTCATGGAGCATATAGCTCCATAAGTCTAACGCCCGAAGCCGTAGAAGCAATTGGGTGGGTACGTGAAAAGATTGAAATGGAAAAGCATATCGAAAAACTTGCTCAAGACAATGAAGCAGTTGCAGATGCGCTGGCCACTGCAAAGGAGAGTTTAGACCGGCTACAGGTCATTGTAGCACTAACAGACAAAGATTTAAAATGATTAAATGGTTATGTAACAAAATAGTACAATGGGGTTCAGAGTACGGCAGATGTGA